CCCTGCCGCCGGGCCGATCGCCGACGCCTGGTCAAACTGAATGAAAACCTGATCGCCGGTCGACCATGTTTCCGCGGTGCCAATCTGCATGACGGCCGGCGTCGCGGTTGAGATCGCGAGGATCGTCGCATTGCTGCCGGAGAGCAAAATGAAGCCAGTGCCCGTGGCGTTTGCCTGCCAGAACCGCAAATTGCTGGTGCTGCCATTAAACGTGAACTCCAGATAGCCCGGCGCGTTGTTCGGCAAGATGAAAGGGCGAACAAACCCGGCCTCGCCGTGTACGGTCGGTCCCATACGAAAGAACCCGCCGCGACGCGTCCAGGCCCCCTCCTGCAAGATAATCGCGTTCTTGCAAGTCTTCATAGCCCGGCGGTATTCGGGCAAGTCTATGCGGCCTTGCGCGAACGGAGACCACTCGCCGCCGAGGAAACTGCTCTGAACCGAATTACTCGCCGCCACGAGCTATGCCCGACAGAGAAGATAGCCATCGAGTGGAGGCATCGTGATGCCACGCTCGATCGCATCGATGGCCTTGGCCAGGTCGATCGCCTTGGTGTAGTCCCGATCGATCTGCTCATGCTTGGCTGTACTTTGCGTAATCCGCTCACACACCTCCCGCGCGATCCGCGCGGCCCACCCCTCGCAGAACAGTGCATTCATCAATGGCACGCTAGTCATATCGGCTACGAAGCGCAGCATCAGCGGGTTCGTGAGACCGACCAGCATCCCGGTCAACGCGAAGACATTCTCGAACACCAAATCGCTTGGCGGCGGATTGGTCGGGGCGCCTAGGCCGGCAATGAGCCCGCGCTTCGGATCATCCGGTGCATGGCGTAGCCACCCGTTCGGCAAATAATAGGCATTCAAGGTCGTCGGGTCAGACGCTGGCCCCGCGGTATACGGATAGGGCACTGTGATTGATTGCACCGTTGCATCGAGCCGCAGCCAGTTCAGCCCAGTCATGTAATCCGGCTGCCCTATGGCAGGCACTCCCTGCCATTGCGCCGGATTGGAACCTGGCACCGTTGTGTTCAGGTCAAATAGAGATTGCTGTGGGCCTCCGGCTGGAACCGAGACGACTGGAATATCCCCCGGATTGGAGAATACTGGGATGTCCCCCGGCTCCGACAAAACCTGCACTAGGCCCGTGAAAACCGACTGCCCACGGTTATATGGCCCAGTGCCATTCCATACCGGAAACACTCCCGGCACATCCGTTCCAGGCGTGTTTATCGCAAGATAAACGACGACGCCCTCATTCGACGGCGTGTAGATCAACTCGCCCGTAAAATACGTCGTCGCCCCGCTCGTATCATAGGGCTCGACAGTCATCGGGCCGAAGTACGGCGCCCAATTGATCGTGTCGACATCGGGGCTCGTGCCGATCACTTGCCAGCCCTGACAGGTATAGATCAGGCCGCCATAGGAGACAACACTTCCCATAATGTACTTAGAAGTGCTCGACCACGCCGCCGGCACAAGCAGCATCGTATTAACATCGATCGGCCGCAGCACGACACGCCGCGTGGCGAATTTCCACAGGTTCTCAGTCAACTCGGCTATACGCAGTTGATTATAGCAGGCAGCGATCTCCTGCGCCTGATTGGTCGCCTCCGGCGTAGGGAACAGCGTCACGATACGGCGGACGCCTACATGCTGGCACGCTCGGTTCGCGATGTCGACGGGGGTCTGGAACGACACATCAGCGCCCCATCATCAACAAGTCGTGCTGGTGAGAATACCGTTGACGTAGACGAGCCCACAGTCCGTCGAGCCGCCGCCTTTGCGCACGGTCACGGTGCCGGTGAGCCCGCCCGCAGTGCCAGCGACCGACCCTGCGATCAACGTTGGATCATAGATATACCCGCCCGCCGCGAGACTGTAAGCCGGCCCGGTCGGCGTCGACCCGGTGAAACTGGTCAACTGATTGAAGAACTGGCTCGTCGGGTCGACGAAAACCACCGCCGTCGCGTAAGTCTGTGCCCCGGACACATTGAACACCGTACTGGGCTGCGCGGTAATCTTGCCCGTGTTGACCATATAGAAGGCCACACCGCTATTGCCGACGAGCTGGAAGGTGCTCGAAATCAACAGGACTTGCGAGTTCAGCAGCGATTGGAGCTTGATACCTCCCGAGCCCGTCGCGCCAAACGTGACAGTCTTGAGCGCGAGAAAGGCATAATCATCCGCCTCGATTTCGACCCCATTGGCGGCCGGATTGGTGACGACGATGTTCTCGAACGCCCACGGGGCGCCCGACTTCGTGGCAAAAATCGCCGCCCCGGTATTAGGGCTGGTGAGGGTGACGGTGCCATTTTCACCCAGCACCATAACCTGCTCAAAGCCGCTGCCATTGTACCCGACAAAGGAACCGGGGACGATGATATTGGCGGTATAAGTACCCCCCTGAACCCGACACTTGACATTGAAGCCAGCGGTATCAAGCGTGTACGCGATGACGTTCAAGCAGTGCTGAACGGTCAGAAACGCGCCATTTGGCGCGCTCGCCGAGTTCGTCAGGCCTGTGTTGCTATCGAGCCCATCCGTGCGAACAAAATAATCTTGCGCCCCAGTGAGCGTAGTCCGCAACGCCGTGATTGGCACGCCGCTGTCTTTGATGAACCCGCCGGTGCCATCCTGGTAAACAACGATGTTCCCAGCCGTGAACGCCTGCGCGATCGCCGGCACCACCAGCGCAAGAGCTACCGAGAGAGCGGTGAGAAATCGGCGCATCAACCTTCCTTTCGCAACCCCTAAAATGGCGCCTGCTGCCGTCTCGTTCAAGAGCTTCGGCCGGCGAGGGCTTCGCGGTTGGCCGCAGTCATTCAGCTTCCTGTTATTACTGGTTTCCCGGTCCCGTCCGAGACAATCAACTGATCTTTAATCCACAGTGGAATCCCCGGACCAGCGTTCGTAGCTACGCCTACGATCTCAATGCGGGCTACGCCCGCATCTCCTGGCGGCGGCTCATCGGGCCACAGACTACCGTATGACATAAAGTCTGAACGGTCAAAGACCCCGTTTATTTTCAGACACCCATTCTGCTGAACAAATATCCGACCGTTAGTTGATCGACAGTTCATAATCTGTCCGTTGCCAGAATTCCAACTCGCAAACAAGCCGTGAGTTGATCCCTGATGATCTACATCGTAGACTCCGCAATTTGAGCCGCCCGCAAGATAAAGGAAATTTGTGCTTTCACTGCGCGCGCCCGCGATGTGGCATGTATTGATTGAAGATGTTTCAATATAAATATCAAAGTCAGCCTGTTGCTGAAAGCCACTTCCGAGCACAAGCACAGACCCGCCCACTACCCATATTCCGCGATTGCACGATTGGAAGTTGCCACCCTTTATTGTCTGGGCGAGGGCATTTCCGTTAGACGTTATAAGCCCAGCGGTTGAAAAGCCAGTAAAATGGCAATTATCGAAAGAACCTTCGGAACCCATGTAGCCCGATTTTCCGATATTTATTCCAATAGATGCCCCGGCGGTGCCGTCGAATAGCAGATCAGCAAATGTGGTCGCCTGCAAGGCAACATCACCTGCCCCGTCCCAATCGTAATCAAAGCATGTCGAACCTGGACCTCCGGTCAATTGAAAGCCCTCGATTCTCATATATGCGCAGCCGTTGGTCGCAAGCACCCCGCCGTCTTGATTACGCAACCACGTCGCGCCGCGTCCCGCCCCGATTACTCGACTTCCCTGCACCTTGGTAAATACCAACGACTGATCGATATCGAATAGTCCAGGGGGGAAAATAAGCGGCCGGTTTTTGGTCTGCCCTATTCCACTACCGTTTGGACTTGAAGCTGGACCAAACGCCGTATCAATAGCGCTTTGAAATGCGATGCGGTTTGCAGTTGGGTTTCCTCCAGCTACTGCCCCAAAGTCACCGGCATAGACTATATCTGATAGGTATCCGGTCATCGCTATTCCCTATTGCCAATTCACGATGGCAGCGGCAGCGGGCGTTTTGGGCTGGAGCCACGCGCCGTCATACACCCAAAGCTGATGGTTGGTCGTGTCGTAGTAGAGCGCCACGCGGCCAGTGAAGGTAGTTGGCGTCCCGGTCGGAGTGCCAGCGCCGCTCGCGATGTAAAGGAAGCCATCTGTCGCATTGGTCGCGAGCGCCTGGTTTCCCACCACCACGCTAGGCTGCATGTTCACGGCGGGGGCGGTGATCGTCAGACCTGTCGCAAAGGGGTTCTGCGTTGTGCCGGTAGTCCCCGCTGGTGCCGTTTGCAGGACAATCGTACCGCCTACGCCCGTTCCAGTACCATCGCTACCCTTGAGTAGCCAGTTCGCCCCCGGCGTGTTGCTGGTGCCCGCGACCACGCCTTGCACCCCGAGGGTCTGTGCTACAGGGGCGGCGGCGTCAACTCCGCCTAGGTGCCAACTAGCCGCTGCCGATCTCGTGAGAAAGGTGTCGCGGGAGCTTCCACCGCCCGGACCAAACGCGATCAAAGCATTATCAAAAGTGTCTAAACCAATAGATACTCGACCCGTTTCAGTAGCTAACCCCACCAGGATGCGGGGTGATCCTCCCGTAACCCCGTTGATCCCAACAATGCCATTCGTATCAACATCAAATCGCCTAACTCCGCCGACCTGCAAACCGATCAACTGCGCGTTCGCGCAACTCGTACAGGTCGCATTGAACTTTATTCCTATCGCCGATCCTGACGTGTTCCACGTCCCACTGAGATCAATCAGCGACGACGCATTAGAGCCGGTCAACGAATAACCTGAGATCGTCAGGGGCGTCGTATTTACAACCGGCGCAGTAATCCCAAGTGAGGCAAATCCAGTCCATGCCGGGTAGCCGTTAATGCCCGATAACGGCAACGATCCATTGGTGACGTTGGAAAGATTTACAACCGTACAATTTGGAAAATTGCTGCCGAGATCACCTCCGCAAGGCCCCGTAGCCGCTCCACCTGGCTGAAGGCTAACTTCCCGCCGAAAATCAACATCGGCCGAAGGCTGAAACTCAAACGCTTCCGCAGCGCCGCACAGCAGCGCAAAAAATCCAAGAACAGCGAGAAATCTACGCATGGCTTATTCAAACGGAATACGTGAGACTCGTGCATAAATGCCAGTCGCTCCGCTTGCCCCGTATACAAACTCATACTGCCCAGCGGGCAAATAAACCAATTGCTCGCTATTCGCCGTAATAATCGCAGTCAACACTGACACATAAGTCGAGCCGTCTGGCCCTAGCCGGCGCATATCGATACTCGACCCAGTTGCGCCAACGGTGTCGAAAGCGTAGAGGCCGCCGTCAAGCGAGAACTTCGTCGGATTGGCTCCAGAGGCGATCGGCCCGGCTGTCTTGCCGTCTGTTGCGCGCGACATAGCTACCCCTTAGTACGGGATTTTGTTAGGAAACTGCAGGAGGATGTCTTTGAGCTTTTCGATCCCCTGAACAATCACCGAACGGTTAATCGCGACGCTGTTCGAGTTCACCACGCCATCGAGAATGCGCAGCTCCATGAAAGCGGTCGCATCGCTGGAAGTGCCAAACACGACGCCAGAGCCAGTGCCATTCTTATCCAGAATGCTGGTTTGCGCGTCGCCGGCCGACACAAGCGCGATGTAGTGGGAAGCCATGCGTCACCTCACGGGGTCAGGGCGTTGTTGCCCTGCACGAACTTGTCGATCTTGTTGAAAATGGTGCGCAACGCGCTCACAGTCAACACCGTAGAAGCGTTGACGGAAACCACCACATCCGACGTGGACGGCACCGCAGCAACCCCGACAACAAACGCCGTCATCGCGGCCTTAACCGTGGTCCAATCCGCCTGAACAATCACCAGATCGGCGTCCGCGGTCGTATCGCCAGTGATAACCGCGTTCGCCGGCCAGGTGGTATTGACCAGCGTCTCAATCGACGCCTGGATCGTGGTCAAGCTCGCGCCCTGCGCGAAGTCCTGCTGATAGGTATGGAAATCGGTTTGACCCAGCGTTACACTGGTTTTCGTCGTGTTATCGCCCTGCACCGCGGTCGTCGCCAGGAGAGCAGCGATTGCCGCTTCCAACGCTGCTATCGCCGCTTTGACCGCCGTCCATGTCGATGTCGAAGCCTGTTGCTGCCCTACGACATCCGTGACGATCGACGGGGCGCCTGAGCGCGCCGGGTGGTCCGTCGAGCCGGAATAGTTCAGCCCACAGGCTACCGCAAACCGAGCCATCGCCGACCTTTAGGCCGGCGAAACGTAAGTGGCGCGCAGATGAATGACCGCAGTGCCGCTGTTGGTCGCTGTGTTCTTCAGCACAATGTCGAACATGCACATCGGGTCGGAGGCCAAGGGGCCGAGGCCGGACAGCGCCCATAGCGGGGTGTTGAACGACGCGCCGGTCATAATGGCGTACACCAGGTCGGCCGGCGCCGCAGCGGTGTGCATATCGATGGCCGCGCCGAACACCTTGTTGTCGGCCGAAGAAACCTGGATGATCGCGCCCGCCTGAGCGTTGTAGGACGGGTCATCGATCCCGTCCGAATAGGCGATATCGACATCGAACGTGCTGGTCGTGCTCGATGCCTCGATCCACCAATGCAGGGTCTTCATCACCGCGCTCGACGGCAAACGCAGCACGCGATAGGTCGACCCTGAAGTCTTGCCGGTCGTCGGCGACACATAATCTTCGACTTGACGGAGAATACCGGGCGCGCCTTGGCCGCTGTCGACCAGCACGATCGGGTTCGCGTCCTTGTTGGTGATCGACGTGCTCTTGAGGGCTTCGGTGGTCATGTGTTCCTCACATCAAGATCAAAATGGCCAGAAAGGGGGCTTTCGCCCCCAACCGGTTAGGTGGGCATCGGGTCGGCGCCCGTGCTATCGAGACACTGAACCTGGACCAGGCGGTTGGGCTCCAGCCGGGTCGCGCCGAAGCTGTGGTACACGTAAATCTGGTACGGCAGCCCGGTGATGTCCTTCCGCTGATCGACATCGGAGGTCATCTCCTTCCACATCGCGAGGTACATGCTCGACTTCGTGAGCGCGATGCAGTTGCGCACGACGTTCGAGCTGACCGTCACGGTGGCGAGACGTTCCGAGAAGACCATCGAGAACCCGAGAAAACGTACCACGATCCCGTCGACCAGAACCGGCCGGTCGTTGAACTCGGTCGATACGACCTGGACGAGGCCGAGCAGATCGCTTTCTTGCTGCGACCCGGAGACAAAGGTTAGCGGATCGCGCTCAAGCTCGACGTGATGATGGCGCAGCAGGCGCCGCACTTCGCGGAATTTCTCGACGGTCAGGCCGCGGTAGGTCGAGCCATCCTCGAAGTCCGAGAGCACCTGAACGTCAGTCAACGACGCGAAGGTCTCGGAGGTGAACCCGCCGGACGTGGCGAGGCCGGTGCCGATCAGCGCGGTCGCGAAAGCCCCAGCGATAATCGCATCGTCCCAATCGCGGGCGCAAGCCGCCGCGGCGACGGCGAGATACTGCGACTTCGGATCGATGATCGTCTGAAGCTGCTGGAAGGTATCGATCGCCTGGGGGACTTCGCGGTTCTGCGCCGTCACCCAGCGCCGCATAAAGTCGGCGTTGACAAACGTGATCGGAGCGAGGACGCCGGACGGCGCGCGGCTGTTCACGGCCGACACATAGTTGACCGGCGAAACCGCCTCGCCGACGTGCGTGCCTTCTATGACCTTGCCGCGAAGCAGGGTCGTCTCTTGCTGCAGCCGGAGCAGCAGATTGGACGAGAAGCTCTCGGTGTAAAGTGACGGTAGGTTGGTCGTCATGACGCCCTCGACGAGTTAAGACAAACCGTTACGGGTCTGGCTTACCTCTTGCGAGGGCCATATCGGCGCCATCCATGCCGGCCCCCAATGGAGGTTCCCGACGTGGCTCCGGGTCAACCGTGCTCAGCGACAGATAATTACTCAGCCGGCAGTTTCAAGAGCTTCTCGCCACGAGCTACCCCAAGCTCATCGAGCCGGTTCTCTAACGGCCAGTATCTCCAGGTCGATGCGTGCTCTTTCGCGAGACGACCGAGTTGGGCGATAATCCCATTCGCCTCACGTATATCATCCCACGAAGGAGCCCGCTCGCGCATTTACCGAGGCTGCAGATGCGCCCCGCGGTCCTTGCTGTCCGCGATGATCCGGTTAAGGTAAGACAGCTCTTTCCCTTCGGGGCTGTTCAGGCCGCCGGTTTTCTCGTCGTTATAACGAGCAACCCAAGCGGTATCCTTGTAGATTTCCTCGCGGCGAGCCACGGCCATCTCATAGTTCATCGGGCCGGGTCGCACCGTGCCACCCCCGCCGCCGCTCTTGAACGGGTCTTCGCCCATCCGCTGATTGACCTTGAGGAGCCCCTGCATCACCTTGTCGAACCCAACGGTCTTGTCGAGCGTGTTGAAGAACTCGGTCGCGCCTTCCTCCGTCGTCCAGCCGAGCGCAAGCGCGGCCTGCCGCGCGGCGGCCTCGTTCGTCTTGTAGGTCTCACTGCCCTTGGCGCCCCAGCTCGCTTCGAGCGCCTGAGTCTGCCCCGCGAGCGTGGCGGAAGTCGCCGCTGCTGCATCGGTATCGATCTTGCTGTAGAACCCGGCGACGCCAGTGATAAGCGCTTCGGCCGCTGCCTTCGAGATACCCTGCTCGAACGCGGTCTTCTGGACGAGTGAATGAAACTGCGCGGTCAGCTCCGGCGTCGGCAGCTTGACCGGCGTCAGATCGTAGCCCTCCGGCTTCTCCGGGGCGCCAAGTCGCTGATGGATCGGACGCCAGGCGTCGGCACCCGCATCGGCCGCAGGGAGCTTGATGATCTGATCGGGCGGGACGCCCATCATCTTCTGTGCTTCTCGGTGTGCCTTGACCGCGGCTTGCGCGGCGGCGGCGGGTTCGAGCTTGTCCCAGCCAGCGGTCTGCGCGTGCCCGAGCAGCTCGGCGTCGAGACCGGCGTGCCAGGCGGCCGGTGGAGCAGGCGGCGGAACGACCGTGCCGATTGGAGCTGGCGGTGGATTTGCGCTCATAATTCATCCTCGTCTGGTGGGGGTGGTTCTCTCCCGCCGAGAGCATCAAACAACTCGTGCGGCGGAAGGGTTTGAAATAGCTCGATCAACAGGTAGACCTCGCGGCGCCCATCGAGCCGCGAGCTAACCCGTTCGTTCGGGTGGAAGGTGCTTTCTTTCGCGCGGCAGAACTCACCGAGCCAGCGCATCGCCGACGAGTTGATCCCGCGAAATCCGGCGGCGATCTGACGAAGGTCTTCCTCCGCCTCCGCTCGGGAACCCCAACGCTTACGCGGCATCAGTGCTTCATCTCCTGGCAGTGCATCTCGACAACCGTTACTCCAGGGGTCGCTTCAAGCTGCGCGCGGAAAGTGATCTCCGCTGCTTCGCATTCTTGCTCGGTGGCGAACGTCCCGTGTACGTGCCCCGCCGGCATCGCAGGCTGGCCGCTTAAAATCACATACATGATGATATAGGTGACTACACCGGGCATCATAGCTCCTTCTGCCTTCGCAGCATCGCGATAATCAGGTCAAGTTGGGCGTGGGTCTTCACGTTGTCAACCTTGAGCTGGTCTATAGCATCCGCCATGTCCTGCGTCAAGTCGGCTTGGCCGGCACGGCTGACAACCTTTCGGGCTCGGCGCCCAAGCGGCCCAGGCTCCACTACGCTCATGAAGCACCAGCCGCCGCGGCTACCGCATCTTTCTCCTGCTGCACGCCGACAGCCACCGCAGCGGCCGTGGTCGCTACCACGTTCTGCTCGATCGCACGGCCTTCCGCCTTCCCTTCCGAACGGGCCGACCGGATCGAAACGGCCAGCAATTCAGTGAGCCGGCTGTTCACCAGAACATGCGTGCTGCGGCAGAGCAGGCCGATAAAAATATTCCCCACAAGGCCCAAAATCGCGATTGAGATAAGAGCTACGTCCGCGGTGGTCATGGCCCGGCTCCCGGTTGCGCACCATAGCTCGGGATCGGCTGCCCAATACCTGGCGGAGGCACTTGACCACCCTGCGGCATCGCGCCACTCGACTTCGCCGCCTCGGCTTGCGCGGTCATCGCCTTCGACTTCGCATTCAGCATCGCAGCCTGGCCAGGCGCCGCCTTGATCTGTGCTTCCATCTGGTTCGCCTTGGCGCGCATCTGAGCCTTCTGCGCCATCTCCTGCGGGGTCGCCTGCCAATCGATCGGGAACGACTGGATATCCGCGACGCCCTTCATTGTGCGCGGCACCGACATGAAGTCGAGCGCCGACGGATCATTGGTCGCCTGAGCGATATTCAGCCCCATCTCGACCGTCCGCATCGCGCCGGCCGCGTACTGCGCCCGCATCTGCTTGGCGATCGGCGAGGTATGAACGAGCGCGTAACGCGCCCCAGCTTCCTTCATCACCGCCGGCTTGCGCGGCAGCTTGCCCATACGCTCCAGCAGATCAAGTTCGCGGCTCGTCATCGGCCCAACAAACTCCTGCGACTGCCGGCCGACAGTCGGCGCCAGGAGGATACCTTTCTCGTTGACCATCTCGATGACCTGGGTCGCCGTAAGCTGCGGCGCCTCCAGCAGGAGCTTGAACAGCGCGACGAGCGACATGTCATCGAGAATGTCGACTTCGCCCTGCATGAACTCTTTCGAGACCTGAAAGTTGCCCACCGGCAGCATTTGCATCAGCGGGCGGCCGTCCTCATTGATGCCGCCTGGGTTGATCGCGTTCGGCTGCCACGAGAAGTTCGAAGCCACCCCGTCGTCCTTGGACAGGTAGACCGGCGCCGCGCTGCGATGACCAAGCGTGATGTTGTCGGATTTCGCCGCATTCAAGGTCTTAAGGGTCGGCAGCGTCATCATCGCCCAGCCGCGGCCATACGCCTCGCCAGCGACCTGAGTGTAGCGGCCGGACGGCAGCGGGTATGACCAGTAGCCCCCCTCCTGCAGAATGCGCCGGCCGGTCATCGAAATCCAGGTCGAACGCCACGGCATCCCGCGGTAGTCGAGCCGCTCGGGGTCATGGTCGGGGTAGCTCGTCGCAAGCTCGCACCAATGAAGGAACTCGAACTGCGTCTGCGACCCGCTGTTGAGCGCTGGAACCAGCGCATCAGGGAACGTATCGGGCCAGCGCTGCCATGCCTGGTAAGCCGTCAACCTGAAGTAGCGCATGAACCCGCAGTCGATACCCTGATGATTTTGAATGAAAAACACTTCTCCCATCGGGCAAGATCGGTAACGCAGCCCGCGCAGGTTCGGCTGACCCATCGCGCGCCCGTCGAGCGCCTCGATGAACATCGCCATCGTGCCGAAGCCGCCGAGGAACATGTAGTTCTGGTGCATCTGACCCTGGAAGCCAGCCGTCGGCTGGTAGCGCTCCTCGAAGAGGATGCGCGTGACTGCCTCGCAGTGCTCCTGCACCACGCGGAGCTTGTTCAGCTCGTGATTGTTCGTGACGACCTCTTCGTAGGTCATCGCGGCCGGCGTCACCAGGCTGTCGCAAATCGCGGCGTGCTTGGCGTTGCAGCGCATCCCGTTGCTGTCGATCTGGCGCTCGGTCTTCTTCGAGCCGGGGAAGTTCCAGCTCCCAACGTAGAAAGTGTTGCGCCACTCGGGCATGATGAGCTGTGCCACCTCCTCGCATTGGTTCGAGAAGGGGTTCTTCCAAACCTGAAGCTGGCCGAACAGCCGCAGCGCGTTGATAACGCGGTTCTGCTCGTACTCAGTCGGTGGCGCCTGGATCGTCGACTGTGGCCCGGCCGGCACCAGCGAATAGGCGTCAGCCACTTTGTTCCTCACTCACGAGCAGAAAAAACTCCGCCACGGTCATCCCGCGCCGGATCGCACGCCGCAGAGCCAACAACGAAAACACCACAACCTTAGTAGAACTGCCCACCGGCAATCCCCATAAGGGCCGAGGCGCTCGCGCCCGTGCCGGTTGTGTCGGTGCCCTGCAGCATCCGTTTCCGGCGCCGTTCCATCTCGTCTTCAAGCGGGGACTTCGCCGGCTTGCTCAGACCACCGAGCAACGCTTGCGCCGCGGCGCCGGCTGCCGGCTGCGGGCCGCCTGGTGCGCCAAATGCTGATCCGCCCCAACCACCAGCCATGATCCCTCCAAAGTCAGAGGATCATATATGGCACACGTAATATTATTGCGCAAGATTATTCCACATCATCCTGCAACACGAGCGGCGCGGGCTCGACCGGAGCCTCGATGACTGGTTCCTCGACCGGCTCATCATCGACAACCGGATGTAGGTTGTGCGGGTGCCCGTGCGCGCGACGGTACACCATATCGGCCGCGTCATCCTCAGCGAGGATGGCCTTGATCGCCTTGAGATGCTCGTCGACCTTTTCCGCCGTTGCTTTTCTCACGCCGCTCTCCTATCGAAGGTTCGCCCCAACCAAGAGGCTGAGGATGAAAAACGCGAAGGCAACCCAACCCCAGCGAAATGGGGCGGCCGGCCAGCCAAAAGCGCCGAAGATCGCGCAGATAAAAGCGATAATCAGCAGGGCAGTGTTAATCATCGGCGGTGCTCCTCATGCTCGCGGTGCTCCTGGCGCCAATCGTGACGCTGGCGATCACGGCCGTAATAGTACGGATACTGCTCGCACCCAAACTGGCCGCAAGGGTTGACGTAGCCGGGGCCTATCTCGATCCCAACGCCGGGGAGCTCGACCCCGATCTGAGCCAAAGCCGGAGTGGCGAGAGCGAGCGAAGCGATAGCCGCGAGAGCAAAGAGCTTTTCCATATCGCAGATATGGCCCGCGCTAGGAGGGGTGAGTAGAGAGTAGAACTACTCAACGACGCAGCGGGTCATACTCCGCGGCGCGTGCCAGGTTCGCCTCCTGGCCACCCGCCCACTGCGAGACAGCGCGGCTGCCCAGCGGCATCGGCACCGCAAACCGGCGGGCCATCCAGCCGATCCGAGTTGCCGACATAAGGTCATCGCCCTTCTTCACAATTTGGGCAGACCCGCCGTTCTTCGGCACCTCACGTCGATAATTGCGGTACTCCCCAAACCATTTTTCACAGTTTTCGTTGACATGGAACATCCCCAGCCGCATCGAGTAGTCGAGATCAGCGATACCTGCCTCGGTGCTGTAGGTGTGCTTCTGGTCGTCATACTTGGCGTGCGTCCCGAGCATGTTGAGCCCAGCGCGCCGGTAGATTTCCGCCATCTGCGCCAGGCCGCCGCCGTCGTTGATGCGGTTGTGGCCGTCCCTGGGCCACGCCACCGGCACCCCGCGGGCCACCTGGTTCATCGCCGCGACGTGATCGTTGATACCCATACCTTCCATGCGGAGCGCCTGCAGCAGGTAAGCATGGCCGCTGCCAGCGATCATCCGCGACGTGTTCTTCGGCCGAAACTCCTCCGGCACATTGGCCTGCACTTCGCGCACGTAGGCATTCATCGAGCCCCGCTCGCGGTCGATCGCGTAGAGCACCGCTGCAAATGGGTGGCCGGTCCCGAAGTCGATCCCCCATATCTTCGCGTAGTGCGCCGGGATCGCAGCAAAGTCAATGCACTGCCAACGCAGGTTCGCTTCCGGCGTCGTGAAAATCTGGCCCTCCGACATATTCGGGATGCCATGGATACGCATCGGCCACTGCCACTCGGGGTACTGCGCCTTGAGCTTCTCCAGCTCCGGCAGCATGTGTGGGCAGTCCTCGATGTCCATGATGAGCAAGCGCCGATGGAGCGCGCCGTAGTCGGCCGGCCGGAAGAACCGGGTCGCCACTTCGCTCATCCCCTTCAGTGGGGTGAACGTCATATAGCATTTGCCCTTGGTCGCGCCGAGCCGCGCCAGACCTTCGGAATAGAGGTCCATCGTCGGTTCTTCGTCGAACCAGATCAGGTCGATAGGAGCGCCCTGCCAAACGTACCGCTCCATCTCGTAGGTCATAAAGCGAACGGTCGAGATGCCTCCGCTCTTGTGCCGGACCTGGGCGGTATCGTAGAGCCCCGGCACACCGCGGGCCTGGGTCGGCTTCCCGACGATCAGGTGCCGCGGAATGAAGCCGGTGCCGAAGTCTTCCTCGATCATCGGATCGCCGAAGAGCTTGGTCTGCCCGGCGCCGCGCACCATACCGCCCGACGGCCCGGCGGCCCATGCCTTGATCGGCCGGTCGAAGCGATAGCCTTCCCACCAGCTCGGATAGTTGCCAGTCAGGTGGCAGGCCATCTCGAAGGCGCCAGTATCGGACTTCCCGAACTGATTGCCGGCCGAGAACATCCGCTCGTAGATATCGGGGTCGCCGCCGAGGGCAATGAACTCGCGCTGCTTGGGGTAGAGCTGCGCCGCGATCCGGTCGAAAGCGTGAAACTTGAGATAGCGCTCGACGACTTCCAGGTCAGCGGCGACCGCCCCCATACTGTCGTGGGTAGGAAGCATGAGCTAAAGGGGGACGCCCATGTCGGCCAGGTAGCGCTCCAGCGGGTCATACTCCCGGCCGACCGCATCCGTAACCGGCTCGGAGGAAATGATCGGGATGCGGTTGCCGCGCTCGTCGGTGTACTCCCACGAGGGCCGCTTGCCGCGGTTCTCGGGCCGGTCGTAGAATGGTACGGTCAGTGAGGCCGGGTTCTGCCGTGGGATGACCTTGCGGCCAAGAACCTGCTGCGCCGGCACTCCGCCCTTCAACGTTCCAACCGGCAACGACCAGGACTGGATATCATCCTCACCCCTGGTCTGCGCATCGGCCATCGCCTCGATCGCAGTCGAGAAGACCTTCCGACCATCAGCGGTCTTGCCGAGTTCGCTCAACACTAATCTCCATGAGCCTCATAGCGAGCTGATCATAAGTATCTATCAGCTCGCGCGTGTACTCTCCATCTCGAATAACGGTCAACTCCCACGGCTGGCAAGCCAGGTCTTGCCGCTGATGTACCTCCCACTTGATCAAAGAGGAACCTCCGGGTCGACAAACTGACCAGCGTTGTCGCGATCACCGAGAATGAACTGCCCTGCGCTGTCCCGCTCGCCCTCCCGCACCGCCAGTGCGCCAGGGATGGTGGCGTGCGTGTAGCTCGGCGGCCGGGGCGGATTGACGTCGCCCACTCGCTCGCCGCCGTCCGGGGGCACGAACGCACGGCTGCGGTGTCGGGCTGCCTCGGAGCCCAGCGCGCCCGCGTTGAGCGCGGCGAGGTCTTCCTTGTATTTCTTGGTCAGAGCGGCGACCGCGGCCTGGTGCTTGTTCTCCGGGCGATTATACCAAGGCGTGCTCACAGGGGTACTCCCTCCAAGGAATCGACATCAGGGGTGATATCGGTGTACTCAGCATCAACCACAATACCCAGCTTGTCAAGTGGGTAGCCCAGACGCTTGGCCGCGGCGATGGCTTCGGCCTTGGCTTCGGCGTCGCTCGGCACCTTTTTGTGCTCGACCTTGACCACCGCCGCCATGTGGCCGCGCTGTAGCAGATCGTTGAGAGCACCGCGCTGGTCCTTGTGGCCCGTGTCGAAAGCGATGGCCTCCAGCGCACGCATATAGAACGGTGTCTTCACGTTGACCAGCGCCCGGTTCTCCTCTATGATCGCGTCGATGACGCTAGGGCGGTGCATCAGCCGGTGGGCCTGCACCCGCATCGAACCCTCGCTCTCGCTCGCGTAGCTCGTCAGACGGATCGCGTCGACAGCGCTCTGGAGACCGGGGGTGTAAAGCGCCCACACGAACTCCCGCTCCCGGCCGGAAAGGGCGCGCATCGCGGGTCCGAGGTCTCGTTCGGGGCGTATCAGTTCATTTGTCATCCAGGATAGCTACGTGTTAGCGGCCAGATTTTCAAGATATCGATCCCGATTTCGCAACAAAGCTAACGCTGTTAGCATGATATTTCTGGCGATCTCCGCTATATTTGAGTGCTAGGTGAAAATTTTCGCGCGACCATATCACTCGGGGCGGCACCCCGGCACCCCGGTCTTTTAGAATGACACCAGCTAACAGCACGCAATAATCTTGCGCAAGAATGTTGCGCGACCACGCCAACAACGCAAGAATGTTGCGCGGATACCGGATTGACATAACGCTGTTAGCGAGGGTCATAATGGTGGCGGTGTGTTGGGTAGGCCAGCACGAGATAGGAGCAAGTCAGATGATGCGGCGCAATCGGCAGCGTAAGCCATATCGAATTGAAATCGAACAGCATGGCGTCGTGCGCAATGCCACGCTTACGCAAGTCCATTCCGAGTTCGGCGAGATGTATCCTCAACTCATCGACGCCTTGATGGATGTCGGGCTAGGCGAAACGATCACGATCGGCGAGGATGCAATTTTCTTCACGCGATTTCTTAGTTAACCAGCTTCGCCAATAGCGAATGGCTGGTCTAGGTTGCGCCAGGGGCGATTGCGACTACTAATCGCCAGATAGGGGAGGGAAGCATACTCAATGACGCTTTCCTCCTGCACTGCGCTGGCAGGTAGCTGCACAAGCGCTTGTGCTCAGTGAGCACGGAACCATTGAGCACCGATTGAGCACGCATTGAGCACAATGTTTACAACCACTTACGACGATTGAGCACCGATTGAGCACCGATTGAGCACGCTATCCAATAGGTGAATTGAGCACGCGATTGAGCGCAACCTATAGGCTAATTTAAGCAAATCTCGCGCAATAAAATTACGTCGACAAAACTCGAAATGATTTTCAGCCTACAACATTGATTTCGTTTGCTGATTATCGCTCGCGTTAGCCTCTTGCATTTAATCAGCACCTATGCGCATACTGGCGCGTTAGCAATGGGAGTTAGGATCGATGGATACAGAGTTAACACTTTCCGATCTAAAAGACGTGCTGTTGATGGCCGCACGAAGCGACCAGTACCGTATCGGCTATCAATGGGCTGTCGCTAGCGTGCAAGGCCTTCGTCGCGAATGCGAGCGCTTGCAATCCATCGAAATTATTCGCAATACCGCCAAACGAGAGGAGTTAGGACGATGAAACACCGCATTGACAACCTAGGCGCCGAGACTATTTTCCATCTCGTTGATGGCTGTGTGTCGCCGGAATGCCGCGAGACATTCGAGACGCGGCTCTATACCGCCGCGTTGGGCTTCACTCGCTCGCTGCAAACCGGCGGATGGCGCGGCGCGGAGGAACCTGTTTACGTCTATCGCGTCGCGTCGCTGTCGGATGACGCCACGTTCAACCTAATCCGTTGGCTGTTGGATCACACCGCGATGCAAGACGTATACGTGGTTCACAGCGATGGCGTCGCGCGCGGTCATTGCTTAGAGACGGAAAACCCGCACGCTGGTACTGGCGATAGCACCATGTTTGCCGAGCATGAGATAGGCGCGGCAAAAACCCGGCTCACTCGCGCCGAGCATGGCGTGATCGATGGCGTGGTTGAGCCAGACTGGCAAATCGACTTGCCTCATTTTCACGGGCAGGTTCGCAAGCCAACGGCCGTCGCCGCCGAGCCCTTGCACGGTGTTCGCGGCACCGGATGGCCGCACGCCGCGCCAATCACGCCGCGCGATTATCACATGGTCCTATGGGCGGCGAAGGCTTTGGTTCATGAGCGGCAAACGGGCTTGGCGCTCGGCAACCTGCCACATACCAATGCCGAGATTGCCGAGTGCATCGATCGGCTCGAAACGGTTCACGGCAAGCCAGCGCCGTCAACGGATGAGGGCGTAAAGGTCCGGTCCAAGGCCGTCTAGCTTCCGGTTGCTTATCTCCGGCCATCGCCTGAGAATGGTGGCCGGCATTAAGCAACCGGAGCGAGGAGTAGGGAAGATGGAACCAGTCACCTATAAGGTCCGGCCGATACGCGCCTATTTCAATCGCCGCGCCTATGAAGGCGTTGTCTATGGCGTCGCGCACGATTTTCTAAATCCGCGTCGGCAAGTGTTTTTCGGCGATGACGGCCGCAAGGTCCGGGCTGACGCGGTAGCATGGTGCAAGTTGCGCTTGTCGCCGCAGTGGCGTCCGTTGAGGATCGTGCGTTGACGCGCCTAAAGCGTATTCGCGGCACCTATGCCGCAGAGTATGCGGCCGGCGAGCGCTACGTCGGCAGATTTCACGTTGGCGCGACCAATCGAGAAATTATCCGCGCTTGTCTCAACCGCGTTGCGGATAATCAGCGGCATTGCCGTAGCTGGCGCGACGCGCGTCATGCTTTCATTCGTGGCGCGTTGATTGCGCACGCCGCCAACCGCGAGCTTTACCGCTACGTGCAAAGAGGAGGGCGTTGATATGACAACGCAAGAACGCCAATTTTTTACCGCTGTGCTGTTTAGCGCTTGCCGCCACTGGCGCGCAACGCGCTCGGTGGAGACAACATTTCGGCCCGTAGATCACGCGCCGCATTTAAGTGCGGCGATCGATCACATTGCGCTCGCATTGCGCACGCCAGCGTTTGAGGTGGTAAGATGACAACGCAGGATCACAGCGCGCCAACATGGCCTAATCAGCTATGGCACGCGCGACAGCTTCTAATCAGCAAGGGATTTGAAGCGCTCGATAATCCGCACGGCATGATCGGCCGCAAATGCGGTGCGTGCTTTTGTTGCGCGGCGGCCTATGTTCTAAAACAGGATGAGCGCTCGCGCGTTGCGGTGTTGCGCCGTATTAGGGGATAGCTATGTTCGCTAATCATCAGCCACAAATCGCCGCATTCGGCCGTCGCGGTCCTGAACAGTTCCGGCGCGTTGCGTGCTTTGTGATTTGCACGATACGGATGCCGCTGCGCGACGCCGCCAAGGATTGCGACGCGGCATACCGTAGCGAACCGTGCCGCTCGATTTTCGGTGCTAAGCACGCTGGCCTCGCCGAGCTCCGCGACCATGCCGCAGCCTATTATGAGCAATGCGAGCGATCCTGGCACGACAGTGAGAACGCGGCCGATGAGATTGTCGGCACTTTGACGCACGTGCCGGCGCTTGGCTTTGTCAAAGCTGGCTTCCTGGCGCAGATGCTTTACGGTGTCAGCGGTTGCATCGATACGCACAACTGCGCCCGCTACGGCATTGATCCGGAGACTTGGCACTATCGCGATGACGCCCGATATCGCAAGGCGCGGATGATGGGCGCGGCGACGGATTACAATCGCTTGTGCGCTCGCCTCGGCGGTACTGAGCAGCTATGGGATAGCTGGTGTGAATATGTAGCGGCTCGCGGCACGGCCGGAACTTACGACGCTGACGCGGTGTCAGCCTTGCATCTTGCGCCGCTGGGAGTGTGATCGATATGTATCCGCGCGCGCATAATCGAACCAATGATCGGAACGCGGCGACGCGCGTTTCCGAAGCTGTCGCCGAGGCATTGGCGAAACGGTTGGAAACGGATGACCCTGAGTGGGAATATTGCGTCGAAAGGGCAGGCCAATTCGCTATCGTCGCGGTTTACGATAAAACCGTGCTTTTGGGGTACCTATAGCGCCAAGCGGGCACCCCATCGCCACTGCGCGCCGCGGTTTTCGCCATTGAGGACCGCGGCGCCCATTTCTCTGAACACCGCGGCCGATGTCGGTCGATGCGCGTTCCGCAGTTGCTTTAGCAAATCGCTTGACCCGTCATCATACGGTGCCAGCTTTTCCGCCATTTCCTTATCGTCGAAGGTCCGGCCGGGGTTGCGATCAAGCACGGCTCGTATCTGCGCCTGCAGTCCTAGGCCGCTGACCGCTCTGCCCGCTTTCGGCCGGCTGTAGGGCTGCTCTACCGCCTCGCTTATCACTGGCGCGGGCGTCATCACCACGTCATACAACGTATTGAACTCTGCTGGCCCATCCTTCATGTACGCGAGGTTGAGCGTCACCAAACCGCTTTCATGGCTGATTTCCCAGACCGCATATCCAAGTGATCCTTGCAGGCTGCTACCGATGACGCCGCGCGATTTGTCCTTGCCAGGGTGCGTGACGAGTAGGACGCTGGCGTTAAACGCCCGGCCGAGGTGATCCGCGCCGTCGGCAATCGCCATCCCTGCGGCCGGGCTGTTGATGTCGATACCGCCGAGGGCGCGCGTCAGCACGTCGATCACGATGATATCGGGTTCGAACTCTTGGGCGCGAAGATCGCCGATCAACTGCTTACGCTCGCTCGCCAGCGTCATGTTGAGACCGATCGGCAACAAGCGCCAGCTATCTTCAACGTCATCCGTCGACATACCACGAGCGGCTAGGGCTTGCGGCAAGCGCGCCGTCATTATGCCCTGCGCGCCCTCCAATGCGAAGTAGAGCACCTTCGCCCCCTGGCGCTGGATCGCCTCTAGACATTCGTAGATGCAGACGCCCGTTTTGTGCGAGCCCTTCTCGCCTTGAACCAGGATCGTCAGGCCGCCTTGCTGCTTGGGGAAGATGCAATGCGCGCCGCGGTGTTCATCCCAATAGGACGGCGGCGGTGTGTCGCGCTGCTCGGTCGGGCTGGCGAGTTTGAAGCGGAGATTACGCTCCTTATTCTCCGCCCCCGGCATTTCAAAATCGTTGATATTGCCAAGGCCGGCGGCGTGGCGCAGCCCGTTGTTGGTGAGGTTGCAGCCAGGCTCGTTCTTGTTGCTGCCGCGGTCGGCCCAAGCCGAGGCTACCTTGTCCCGCGCAAGATCGTGGTCGCAACCCCACTCGGTTTCGAGCAATTCGATTGCTCGTTCTGGACTGAGGCCGTCGTCCTTGAGATCGAGCGCGAGGAGATACCCGCGGGTATCGCGATCGCCAGGGACAGGAGGACCGCTCCGGTCCAGGCAAAGACGGATATGGTAATGTGCCAATGCTTCTGCTTCATCTGTGTCCTCCGTGAAGTTGAGCGGGGCACGCTCGCCGCGCTCGGTTTGAACCAGGGCATCTATAACCCACTGTGGCACCGGCGCCGGCTCGGCGTGAAGAATTTTTGCATACCCTGGGGATGGTGGTAGCGCGATATAGCCAGTCTTCCCGCGCGTGTCGATGCCGCGAGCGATTGCCGATTGACTGGCGCGAAGCTCCCCGCGATAGATTAGGTGGATACCGCCGCTTGGCGTGCGATGGGTCAGCGTGTCGGGCTTCTCGCCGACTTGTTTTTCCCATTCGAGATAGCCGGTTTTTCCGTGCTTGTCGTCCAGGTCGATTGCACAATAGCCATCCGCGCCAAGGCGCCAGCCTATGTTGGCGTCGGGGTGCTCGGTCCACCAGGTCTTGATCCGCTCGATATCGTTGGTGGCGTCGTGTTCGCCGCGCGATCCGCTGTAGGGCACCTTGCCGTTGAGGGGAAATATGTGCCAGCCGCGCTCGGCGTAGGCGATGGCGGCGTCGAGCAGCGTTGACATGCGCAGGAAACTAGGCTACTTGTAATGCAATTGTCAATAGGAGGTTTGAGGTAGATGCTTGACCAATACGATTTGAAGCCCTCGGGATGGCGCCGGCCCACCGGAGGTAAGCGGCGATGGAACGACGATCGCGCGTACGTGGGAACGCCGTTGAACATTTCTCGGCCTCTCGAAGATCGATTGCGCTTGACAGGGCGCACGGAAGACCTAAGATGGTCGGATGACTTCAACGGAGACGACGATGCCGGCTGAGCACCTGAAGAAATGCCTTGACTGCGGCAAGCGCATGTATGAATGCACGTGCGCCCATCACGCGCCACCGCTCCCGGCCGAAGTCGAGGCGCCCAGCGCCCACGCGCAAGACCTGTCGAAGCTGCTGGTCAGCATCCGCACGATGCCAGATACTTGCCTCTGGGGGCTCGCGGCCGACCGCAAGACGCTCTATCGCCGGTACACGCCGCAGGGCGTCGGCAGCGTCGGCTTCAAGTGGTACGCCGAGCCTGGCCCTCAGCACGACAGCCCGATCCGGCAAATCGAGCCTGGCCCGGATGGCTACATCCGCTCGCTGCACTACGACGGCGCGATCTTCACGCGCGAGCCCGAGACGGGCACCGCGAAGTGGGTCTGGAAGCGCACCAATTTGGTGATCGGCGTGCTTGACCGCCCGGTGACCCACCCGCAGCCAGCGTTCCCCGAGAAGCTGGCCGGCAGCGTATGAGCGCGGCCGGCGTTCTCCTGCCCGCGCCCTATCTCGGCGGGGACAAGGACGATATCGAGGTGCTCATTCGCAGCCGTCAAGATCGCGGATTGAGCATCGTGACATTCTCCGTGAATGTCGGTGGGCAAAACCACCATGTCGAGATGGCCCGGCCGATCACGCTGGGTGCGCTGCGTGCCGCGATGGCGCAGCTTGAGAGGATCGTGAAATGATCTACGCCGCCGACGGCGTAACCCTTTACGCGGAGGTTTTGGTTCAATGGGGCATCTGGAAATCACAGCGCCGCATGACGCCTGGTTATTCATGGCCGCATCCGCAGCGGCGCGTGGTGCGTTTGAGCGATACACCCGAGCGCGCCATCAAGGACAAGAAAGGCAACGTGCTCCTGATCTATCGTGGCTACAGCCCGCAAGTGCGCCGGTCGCTAACCAGCGAGCGCTACGCACCGGCGCAGTTACGTGTGCTGCGCACGGTCAAGGGTGTGGGGAGGCCCTTAGGTACGGGCACCAGCGCTATGGCTCTTGCGGTTGTCTAGCGAACGCCGATGAGCCAGTCGAGGGGCGTTGGAAGACCGATCATTTTGGTAAGCTGTGTTGGGTGGGGCCAGTGCATACTCTTAACGGCGCATGGCGTCGGTTAGAGTTGATCGAGCCTACGCCCCAAGGCTGGAGGGTTCAGCCGCAAGCGGGCCAGGTCATTTGAAGCTCGACTTCAATTCAGCAAACCAGACGTTCGTGCTTTACTATCCGCGCGCCGAGGGCAACCCGCGCGATTTGATGGTTGAGCACGGATTGAACTTTTCGGCCGCCGGCAGCACCTCGTCGACCGCCATGCTGTTCACGCGCGAGCCCTACGCCGCGGCGAGCTTCGCCGATCACGCCACCGAGCGCGCCAAGGCTGCGCTGATCCACATCACGGCTCAGATTGACCTTTCACGCACGCTGGGGTGCAAGCGGCACTTCGATGTGCCGGCCGAGCGCGAGCTGTACCAATTCCAGGCCGCCGATGTCGAGTACATCCTGGCGCGCGAGCACGCGCTCGATGCCGACCCGCCGGGCTGCGGCAAGACGCCGACCGCGATTGTCGTGGCGAACGAGATGCAGGCGCGCAAGATTTGTGTGGTATGCCCTGCGTCGATCCGCTTCCAATGGATGAGGAAGATCAAGGAATGGAGCACTGGCCCCGCCGATGGCATGATTATCCGTTCTTCTCGGTATGGGTTGGACGCCGGTCGCCGGTGGATCATTATTTCGTGGAATTTAGTTCATCATCCTGGTTTGTGGAGAGCGCTTGCAAAAGAACAGTTCGATCTCTTGATCCTCGACGAAGCGCACTTTGCGAAGGAGGAGGACGCCAAGCGCACGCGAAGCGTGTTTGGTGGCGGACATGCCCTCGCAGCGGAGCCCTTGATCGAGCGATCTAAGCGCGTGCTCGCGCTGACTGGCACCCCGCTGCCCAATCGGCCGCGAGAAGGCTATGTGCTTAGTCGGCATCTGTGCTGGCAGGCAATCGAATTCATGTCGCGGGATGACTTCGACGAGAAGTACAATTCAGTGGAGCTGCACAATGTCAGTGGAACAGACGCCTCGGGCGCCACGGTCAGAAAGGCTTACCAGACTGAAAGCATTGGCCGGGTTCCCGAGTTCCAAAACCGGCTGCGCGCTCATTTCATGTGCCGACATAAGAAGGCGGACGCCATGCCCAATACCTTGCCGCCAATCTATGACCTTATCCGAGTGGAGGAAACTGCCACCGTCAAGGCGGCCCTTGCTGCAGAACGTTTGCTTGACATCGACCCTGAGACCTTTACGGGAAAAGACGCCGCTGCTCTAGGCCACATCGCCAGCGCACGGCGCGAGATGGGTCTGGCGATAGCTCCGCAGGCGGTCAAGTGGTGCGAGACGTTGCTCCGCGGCGGCGAGGACAAGATCGTGCTGTTCGCCTGGCACATCGAGGTGCTTGACATTCTGCAGGCTGGTTTGGCAAGATATGGTGTGGTTCGGGTCGACGGGCGCGACAGCGCGCTCTCCAAGGACAAAAAGGTCCAGCTCTATGTTGCACAGGATAAGCTTCGCGTCATTCTTGGAAACGTCCTGTCACTTGGAACAGGCACCGACGGACTGCAGCATGTTGCCTCGCACTGTCTCATCGTCGAGCCGGATTGGGTTCATGGAAACAACGAGCAGTGTGTGGACCGGCTTTACCGAGACGGACAGCTCTGCGCCGTACAGGCCGACTTGTTCGTTGCACCTGGTTCGATCAGCGAAAAAGTTCTAGCGTCGGCGCTGAGGAAGGCGCAAATTACCGATCGTGCTTTGGATAGGAGATGGTGATGCCAATCAGCGTGTGGTGGTGGAAAACTCCGGGGTGGGGGCGGTCTGTTTCTTTTCGGGTTAAGGGGCAGAAATGGAAGCGGATCGTAGGGTTTGAGCGCCGGCCGCGGTATTGTGGCTTTAGGAGACGGTGATGCCTTCGCGTATTCCTCGCAAATTTCGTCGGCTACCTTCCGGTGTGATGACCCCGAGTGGCGTCCAGACATCAAAACGCATCGGCGTGCGCGAGTGGCTGAGCGAGGCCGGTGTGCCGCAAGAGGAACTGGCGCCGATGGAAGAGGATATGTGGCAGGCGCCGATCGGCTCCGATGAGGAGCGCCGCTCCGCTTTTATCGATGCGCAATGCGATCAGACGCGCAAGCTGTTCGAGGCAATTACGAATGCCGATGGCACTGGCCTGAGCGCGGTCCTCCGAATGCTGGTCGTAGAAGGCGAGGCCGTGGATTGCTTCGCGGAGGGCGCCCATAATCCCGGTAGCAAGCTCGTGGTCGAGCGCCTGATGGATGCTTTCGGACGCACCGATCGCATCGAGGCAAACGTATTCCTCGCCGGGGTATTTCGGTTGATCGTGGCTTTCGGCATGAGCGCCACGGCACCGCCAGCCTACGGGCTGCTCTGCGGTGCGCTGTCCCTGGCGATAGCGAGCTTCGGCGAGAGCTTGGTTCATGTCCAAGAGCGATAAGCCTTATCGAACATCGAAAATTAAACGCTTGCGCCGGGAGAAAGAGCGGCGTAAGCTGGCTCCACTTTCCGTCTTAGGAGAACGCAATGGCTACCGTAACCAACGCCCAGGTCGAGTACAGCCGAATGACCCGGCCCGGTGACTTCGAGCACCGGAACCCGAAGGTCAGTTTTTCGATCCAACTCGACCCCGGCGACGATCATGTCGCGATGACGCGCCAGATCATGCACGATGCCGTCGAGCTGGCCGAGGAGGCCGCCACCGGCAAGATCACGCTGGCCGAGATGACCGAGCGCGTCGCCGCCGCCGAGCCTCCCGCGCGTCGCGGGCGCGGCCCGAACAAGCCGAAGGAAACGCCGCTTCCCGCTACAGCGACGGATGTGACTGCGGCTCAGCAAGTCGACGCGGCTGACGACATGGGCATGGGGCCTACGCAGGCGTCGACTGGATCGCTATCTCCAACGCCGCCCTCCGGTACATCGGCAAGTTCTGAGATCGCCGAGATCAGCGACAAACAGCTCCAGGCCGCGGTCGCCCCGATCAGCCAGAAGATGCGGGAGCAGACGGCGAAGGCTGACGGCGGCCCCGGCAACATCACGGCGTTGATCGCGGCGATCCACGAGTTCGCCGACGGCGATGATCCCAACCGTGGGCTGTCGAAAATCCCGCAGGCGAAGCGGCCGGACTTCCTCGTCGCTATCAAGGCGCTGGTCGAGCCCCAGGCGCAGACCGCGGACGGCATCCCGCTCTAATGCAACCGCATGAGATGACCCCGGAGGAGTGGCGAACGCTGCTATGGGCGCTGCTCGCCGGGGTCTGCTTTATCGTAGTCGCGCTGCTCACGATCCTGCATGACGCGGGGCGAAACAAGGATGACAATGACGATGACGGACCAGGATCGTACCCCATCTTCCCTCCCTTCTAAAGGGCATAGCCCTCTCGGGATGTCGCAGGCCGAGCGCTACTTCGAGTGCTCCGCCTCGGTCAACCTTATCAAGACAATGGGCGGCGCCGGTGAGCTGGCGCATGACGACCCCGACTATCGCAAGGATGGCGTCCAGGCGCACGCGGTTCTCGCCGAGTGCCTGACTACCGGCACCGACGCCGTGCTCGTCGACCCGGCCATCTGCCCCGACGTGACTGAAGACATGATGCTCGCAGTGCAGACTGCGGTCGACTATGTGCGCGAGCGTGTCGGCAAGGCCGGCATGATGGTCGAGACGCCGATCTCTCATCCGGCATTTCACGACGCCGCCTACGGCCAAGCCGACGTGCTGCTGTTCTACCCCGAGCCCTCGATCGCGCTGGAGTGCGTCGACTACAAGCACGGTCAGGGCGTGATCGTCGAGGTGGAGCGGAACCGGCAGTGCATGGGCTACGCCTTCATGGCAATCGACGGCCCGAGCTGGCCCGAGACCCGGCCGCGGCTCACCGACAGCAACCTGGTGAAGCTGACCATTGTGCAGCCGCGCGCCGAGCACCCTGACGGGCCGATCCGCTCCTGGGTAACCAGCGCCGGCCGGCTGCGCAAGTGGGCCGAGGAGGAACTGCGCCCGGCCATGCTGGCGACCACCGAGGGTATCTTCAAGATGGGCGAGTGGTGTCGCTTCTGCCCGGTCAAGAAATTCTGTGCGCCCATGCTGTCGACCGGCACGAGCATCGCCGCGCTCGGCGCTGAGGGCATCAAGGAACTGACGACGCCGGCTCTTTTGGCGCTGCTGGAGACGGGGCCGAAGGTGCTCCGTATGCTCGCCAAGGAATTGGAGAACGAGGCCTACACGCGCATCGCCATCCGCCGGGAGGAGCTGCCCGGCTGGAAGGTGGTCGTCAAGCTGGCTGACCGTATCTGGAAGACCGACGCGGAGGCCGCGATCCTTGCTGACTGGTCGAAGCACAACACGGTCGACATGCTCTACTCGCAGCCGAAGTTCTTGTCGCCAGCGCAGTTCGAGGGTCTCGGGCCGCGCGCCAAGGAACTGGTCGCCGAGTATGCCTACAAGCCGGACGCGGGCTACAGCGTGGTGCCGATGAGTGACCGAAGAAAAGCGGTGACGGTCGATTTCCCGCTTGACAAGATCGCGCCCCCGGGTTAGATATCGGAAATCGACAATCGAACTGAGAGGATTACATGGCTACAGCATTTGTTCCCCGCGAGACCCGAGAGGGTAACTTCACGGCTCGCGATGAATGGCTCGATCGGGCGCTACGCCTCGAAGCCGAAGGCAAGTCAGCCGGCATGGTCAACATGGCGCTGAACAAAGCCATCGAGTTCGAGAACTATGCCGTCGCGCAGCCCAAGTAACGGAGGTTCACATGGCACAAATGGCTTACAAGCCGGTCGGCGAGGCGGTGAGGGTTCTGGTATCGGAGCCCGTTCGTCTCGGGTCGAGCTGGCTCATCACCCCGAGCACGACCACCAAGTTCACACCTTATTACGAGGCCGACCTGTGCTTCACCGCGGATCACCCGCAGCGCAAGGCGGTCGGCGACGCGATCCGTGCGGTCGTCGCGATGTTCAAGGTGCCGCCGAAGCATCTGCCGACGCAGACCGGCGCCGAGTACGCCGAGACGATGGCGGCCTGGGCCGCGGCCAAGTCCAAGGATCGCAAGTTCGATTGGGCGCTGCCGTTCACGATCCTGCACTGCAAGGCGAAGATCGAGCAGCCGCCCCGGCTGATGGTCGCGCAGAACGGCAAGTGGGCCGAGAACGCCAACCGCGCCAGCTTCAAGCCGTTCTTCTACGGTGGCGTCGAGGTGCTGGCCGATCTCTCCGTGATCGGCTACGAGGCGCAGGGTGGCGTCGTCCAGGTCTATATCAACGACTGCCGGTCCTTGAACCGTGGCGAGGCTTTCCCAGGTATGGCGAGCACGGCTGCCGATCGCCTCAGCGGCGACGCGACGGCCTCGAAGCACCTGGGCGAAGTGCGAGCCGAAGACCCGAGTAAGGGTCTCGACGACGAGATACCCTTCTAGGCGACGTACAAGGCTGTGATGAAGGGTTACGCGGGCGTTCCGGGGGTGAAAAATCCCCCGGACGTTCGTCTCTGAGGTAGCATGATCCTCATCGACTTCGACTTTGAGACCGTTTCTCTCGCCGATCTCAAAGTGGTCGGCGCCGATCGCTATGCGCAGGATGCTTCGACCCAGGTGCTAGTCGCCCGGTATCGCGAGCGGGGCAAAGCCGAGTGGCGGCCCTGCTTCGATAGCGATGATCTGCCGATGCTGATAGACGACCCCGAAGTGATGTTCGTCGCCCACAATGCCGGGTTCGAGCAGGCCATCTGGCGCTGGATCATGGTTCAGCAGTATGGCTTCCCGCCCTTGCCCCCTGAGCGGTGGGACTGCACGATGGCCGCGTGCGCCTGGAAGGGCATACCCCTGGCGCTCGACCGCGCCCAGCGGGCTCTTGGTCTCCGCGGTGAGAAGGACAAAGTTGGCAACAAGCTGACGATCGGCCTCAGCCGGCCGGATAAGCACGGCAATTTGCCCGCCATCACGTCTGAGATTATGGCGAAGGTCTCGGCCTACTGCGCGCAAGATGTTGTTGTCGAAGGTGAACTTCGCGAGCGTATTGGCTTGATATCTCAGCAATCCCGTAACGAGCGAAAGGTGTGGCTCTATGACCAACAGATTAATCAACGCGGTGTCCGTATTGATTTGGATTTTGTGCGGGCAGCGCAGCGGGTTGTCGCTTTGGCAAAGGGTCCTTTGCTGGAGGAGTTCAAGGAAATCACCGGCGGCATCGAGCCGGGACAGGTAGCGAAGCTCGGCGAATGGTGCGCGCTACGCGGGGTCTATGTTCCCGACATGCAGAAGGAAACGATCGCCAAACTATTGGGCGAGCAGGAGGTGGATGATGCCGGATACGAAAGCAATGCCGATACTTCTGACGAATTGCCGAAATGGGATGACGTTGGAGTGCTGGGGCGGCCTGATGTGCGGCGAATGCTGGAAATCCGGTCGATGCTGGGCAGCTCCTCCATCACCAAGCTCGACACCATGCTCGCCTGCGTCGGCTACGACGGCCGAGCCCGAGGGCTCCTGCAGTACCACGCTGCCGGCCCCGGCCGTTGGGGCGGCAGGATCATCCAGCCGCAGAACTTCCCGCGCGGCGACTGGAAACGCAAGGGGATCACGGTCGAGCAAACCGTAGCGGCGATCATGTCGGGCGACCCGGCCGTGGTCGAGCGCTCGGTCGGCACCTATGTTGACAGCGAAACCGGCGAGGTAGTCCATGCAAATGCAATTCAGTGCGTGGCGGATAGTCTGCGGCACGCGCTTATCCCCGACCCAGATAAGGTCTTTCTGGTGGGAGATTACGCGGGGATCGAGGCTCGTGTTGTTTTGGCTCTTGCTGGTCAACACGACAAGACCGCTCTCATGGCCTCCGGTCAGGATGTGTATCTTGATGTTGCCCACCGCATCTACAACCGACCGCCGGGCTCCCTGACCAAGGCCAACGTGGTCGAGCGCACGATCGGCAAGAACACAGTGTTGGGCTGTGGCTTTCAGATGGGGACTGATCGGTTTCACGAGCGCTACTGCCCGAAGCAACCGCTTAGTTTCGCCGCGGAGGTGATCGAGACCTACCGGCATGACTGGGCGCCGAAGGTGCCGGAGCTGTGGTATGGGCTGCAGGACGCCGCGCTTAAGGCCGTGAAGACCGGCCGGGCGCATGAGGCTTATGGCGTGGTCTACCGGCGCGAGGGCGACTTCATCACCGCATCGCTGCCGAGCGGCTGGCAGAAGCTATGGTACTATCGGCCCGAGCTTGGCATCTCGCCGGTGACCGACCGCGAGTGCTGGTTCTCGTGGACTTCCAAGAACGGCAAGTGGGTTCGCCGCAGCATGTACGGGGGCCTTCTCACCGAGAACGTCGTGCAAGGTTTGGCGCGTGGGCTGCTGTGCGCCGCCATCGATCGGCTGGAGCAGGCTGGTATGCCGGTGGTGCTCACGGTGCATGACGAGATCGTCGTTGAACTTGACAAGGCGAAAGCCGATGTGCTACGGTTCAAGCAGTTGATGGCGCAGCCGACCGAGTGGTCTGACCGGATCGGCATACCCATCGAGGTTGAAGAATGGGTGGGAGATAGATACAGGAAATGATCGTCGAGCCCATCGAAGTCTGCGGCATCCGAGCGCCAGGGTTGGAAATCGAAATCCCGCTGGTGCTGGTGCCGCCGACCTTTGCCCGTGATCGGGCGATCGAACGCGGCAAGGCGATGTCTCCGCTGCAATTTGTGCAGACCGATCAGCTCATTCGCGCCGAGGTGCGGCAGCGGTTCGTCACGCAGGCGACCTTGGCCTTCAACGACATGTGCCGAGAGATGGGCGTTTTCCCCTATGGGCCGACCGAGTTCGTGACCAAGGACTTCACCTCGACGCCGAAGGTCCGCTACTTCATCAAGTCGCATGTGCGCACCAAGCAGGCGCCTTACGAAGACATCGACACCGGCGAGATCATCAAGCCGTGAACTCGAAGCAGAAGGGAAAGCGCGGTGAGCTTGAGCTTGCTGGATACCTACGCGATAGTTTTGGAAGCGAATGTCGTCGCGGTGTTCAATACTCGGGCTCACCAGGCAGCCCGGATGTTGTCGGGGTTCCCGGCCTCCACATCGAATGCAAACGCACGGAAGCATTGCGAGTATATGCTGCGATGGACCAAGCGTGCAATGACAGCGGCCCAGATGATACGCCAGTTGTCTTCCACCGAGCTTCTCGAAAAGAATGGCTTGTCGTTCTCCGTGCCGAAGATTTCCTCCTCATTTGGCGAGAACTCCAGGCGTTCCGCTAACTTCGACGTGGTGTGATATGGCCGACAAGCTGACTGACGAGACAATCGAGTTGATCCGCGGGAAGATCGCGGCGGGTCAGAGCAATCGCTCGATCGCGCGTGACCTTGGATTGCATCACTCGACGCTGGCCAAGTACCGAGAGGGCTGGCAAACCGCCAAATTCACCACTAAGGATGGCGAAGTCAAATACGAAACATTCGTGCCAGAGCGGAAGGACTTCGTGCCGCTGCCCGACAGCGTGTACCGTCGCAAATCGACGCTGGTCGACAGCCAAGGCAAGGTCATCCAGACCTGGCACGTTCAGGCACCCGAGGCGCAAGCGTTCGATGTGTGGGCGCGCGCCATCACCGAGGGGCTCAAGGACGGCTGCTACCCCTACCCCGCAGCAACGATGGATTACTCCGGTGAGCAACTCGATAACCTTCTCACCCTATACCCGATCGGGGACCACCACTTTGGTATGTTGGCCTGGCGCCCAGAAGTCGGTGCCTCGTACGATGTGGAAATTGCGGAGGCCCTTTTGGCTCAAGCCGGCGACGAACTTATCCGCCGGTCGCCGCGATCTTCAACAGCGATCATCGCGGCCCTCGGAGATTATCTACATTATGACGGCTGGAAGGCGCTTACACCGGAGAACCGGAACCTCCTCGATACTGATACCCGGTTCCCGAAAATGGTACGGGCAGCCATGCGGGCTCTGCATCGGCTCATCGACGCTGCGCTCGAACGTCATCAAAAGGTTCACGTCATCGTCGAGATCGGCAACCACGACACTGCTGCCGCGGTCCACCTCGCCGAGCACCTGAACTTTTTCTACGGCGAGGAGCCGCGGGTCACGATCGACACGAGCCCGGCTTTCTTCCACTACTACCGCTTCGGCAAGGTTCTGCTTGGCACCCACCACGGGCATACCGTGAAAGTTGACAAGCTCGGCGGCGTCATGGCACAAGACCAGGCGAAGGACTGGGGCGAGACGGAGTACCGCTATTGGCACACCGGCCACCGGCACCACGACGAGCTGTCAACCCAGCTCGGCTGCACGGTAGAGACCCACGCTATCCTGGCGCCGGCCGACGCCTACGCGCACCAGCTTGGCTACCGGCCGATCCGCAGCATGAAGGCGATCGTCTACCACAACGAGTACGGCGAGGTTGAACGCCGCACTGTCAATCCGAGGATGTTTGAATGAGAAGCGTTTATCTCGCCGGCCCGATCATGGGCTGCAACAAAGCCGAGGCGAACGATTGGCGCCAGGGTATGATCGGCCGGCTGTACCCGCACGGCATCATCGGCGTCAGCCCGCTGCGTTGTGAGCCGTTGATCGGCGAGCGCTACAGCGTTGGCTACACCGATCCGAAGTTCGGCGTCCCTAACGCGATCCGCGCGAAGAACATCTTCGACATCCAGCACACCGATATGACGGTGGCCTACTTCCCAATCGGGGATGATCGTCGCATTCCGTCGGTCGGCACGATATGGGAACTGGGCGTCGCGCAGGGTAATCATAAGCCGGTCGCTGTTGTCTGCCAGGATGTGCGGTTGCTCAAGCATCCGGTGATCGAGACGGCCGACTGGCTGTTACCAACCCTCGACGACGCAGCCGATCTCATCATTGGCATCCTGGAGGTGTACTGCCATGCTCACTGATGACAAGGCGCAGCGCAAGGCGATGCCGATCGCCCGCGGCGTACTCGACTACTTCCCGCTGGCCCTGGCGGAGGTGGCACGAGTGTCCGGCGTCGGGAACGAGCAGCACAATCCTGGCCAGCCGATGCACTGGTCGAAGGACCTGAGCACCGATCACGCCGATTGCATCCTGCGCCATATGATCGACCGAGGCACTGTCGACACGGACGGCCTTCTTCATTCGGCGAAGGTCGCATGGCGGGCTCTGGCAATGCTGCAGATCGAGTTGGAAGAACAGCGGCGGCAGGATTATCCAGATGTTTTGAACGAGGTCGAACATCCGAGGGTCTGTCAATGGATGTTTCACAAATGCCCGTCTCCGCTTGATTGTGCTAAGCACGAGCAATGCCTCGTAGCGCAGACTTGTGATAATCACGTTGACAGCCCACATTGAAGGAATGTCCGCGAGAGGTGCAGCTACGACCACCGATGCCGGCGCCCTCGTCCTAGCCGTGGGGAGCACCTTGCAGGTATTTCCCGTCTTCGTTGCCACAATAGCCGGTGTACTGGCCTGCATCTGGTACACCATCGAGATCGTCACCTGGCGCACGGAGCGCCTTGCCAAGCAGCGCGCACAGCGCGTAAAGGAACGAGAAAACTTGGCTCGTCTTGAGAACCCGCCGCCCGCCATGATTATCAATGTGCCGCCCGCCGCTGTCGCGCCGACCGCCGACGTGGCCAAGGTCGCCGATGTGGCTCAGGTAGCCGCGGTTGCAGCGGTGGCCGCGGTGGCCGAAGTCGCGAAGCATGAGCCTCGCTAAAAATTTAGTTGTTGACATCAGCTTCGGTTTGATGTTTGCTGGCATTATCCTGATCGTCATTCTCTGGAGGATGAAGTAGTGTCTGACCCAATGACCGATGTCGTCGACGATACGCCGGCCGCGCCGCCCCATCCCTATTCGCTCGATACGCCGGCCGACGTGCTGGTCTTCCAGGAAGCCTTCGGGCTCGACCCGGACGGGATCGCCGGCCCGAATACCCGCAAAGCCTGGAACCAGATGGTCGCCGATGCCGAGGCGGGCCATCCCGTCGAGCCGTTGACCCAAGGGTTCGACGCCGCGCAATCGGTGCTGATCGGCGGCGCGCTGCGCAAGTTTACTGCGAGCCACGGCGGCAAGGGGTTCGTGATCCGCTACTTGAGCTACAACCCAGGCAAGAACTGGACCGAGCAGGAAGCGGACGCCGTGAAGGCGGCGCTCGGCCCGAACAGCCGGTTCTCCGTGTGGGAGGCCAATGGCGATGAGCCCGAGGCTTTCACCGAGGAAAATGGCGTCAAGCACGCTACCGAGGCGCTGAAGCTCGCCGCGGAGATCGGCCAGGCGGAAGGCAGCGGTCTCTACTTCGCCGTCGACTTCGACGCTGAGCGTGATACGATGGAAGGCGTCCAGGTGTACTTCCATGCGATCGAGCAAACGGTTGCGGGTAAATTCAAGATCGGCGCCTATGCCGATGGGCTGGCTCTCACCGAGTTGAAAGCCGCTGGCCTGATCTCGCTGCGGTGGCTCGCCTGCGCGGGCGGTTGGGGCGGCAGCGCGGGGTTCACCGACTGGGACATCAAGCAGTCCTTGCCGGCAGACCCGTGGGATTTCGGCTGGCAAGTCGACCCCGACGTGTGCCGCGACCTGGCGGCGGCCGGCGGATGGTAATTCACCCCAAGGTCAGCGCTGGCCTTTTCGCCAGCTATGTGACCGTCTGCCTTCTCTACGCCGCTGGCGCGTATGGGTGGCACATCGACGGCGTGCTCGGCGGTGCGATCGATGGCATTCTGACCACGCTGTTCGCCTTCTGGATGCCGTCCGGCGACGGCACCAACCCGCCTGCGCCTGTTCCACTGCCGGAAATCCCGGCACAACCCGGAGACCCCCATGTTTGACAAAGCAATTATCCGTGCTGGCCATGCCCTCATGTTCGCCGCGGCGTTGTCGCTGGCGGCTTGTAACGGCTCGACCCCACCAGCCACAACCCCTGGCACCCCGGCGGCGGGCAACGAGGTTCTGCCAGGCGTCATCAACAAGGGGAACGCCCTCGTCCAGAAGGGCGCCGATGTATTCCTGACTGACCTGACTGGCATTCTCAACGCCAGCGAGCCCGATCTCATCAACGCGGCGAACGCCGTGATGGTGGTTGTGCCGAGCACCGGCCAACCCTTGAACGCGCCACTCGCGAGCTGCATCAACAACGGTGTGCTCGCCGTCAAGAAGGACGCCATCGCGATCATCGGCGCCGCGCACACTGCGACGGCCGGCGCGATCACACTGGCCGCGGTCAGTGGCTCGATCCAGCCAGGCTCGAAGTTCTACAATGACGAAAAGCGGATGCTGCTCGGCGCCTGCGCCTCGGTCGCGGTCAACATGGGCCTCGACGTGCAGAGCCAGCTTGGCCAGATCGTTCCCGTGCTTGCCGCCCCTATCGCCGCTGCTGCCGGTCCCGCGGCCATGCTGGCGCCAGTAGGGCTCTAACGAGAACCGAGCGACCGGCGCGTGTGACTGCTCCTAGAGAGCAGCAAGGGGATGAAAGTTCCCCGGCCCTTTTCCAGGAGGTAGCATGAGACGGTTTGTGATGGCTGGGCTGATCCTTGGGGTCATGTGCTCCTGGGGTTCTAACCGCCCCGAATGCCGTGGCTGCGTCTACTACGTCGGATACGGATGGGTCTGCCCATGATCCCGAACGATCTCCAGCTTGCCCGCCTCCAGCTCGGCGCCTACGAGTACGACGGCACGCCGTTCGCTTGGGACTGGCACGCGGAGCCCGGCGGCGTCGACTGCGGCATCAAGCTGGTCGACGACACCGCAGTCGTGATCTTCGTCGGCTCCCGCTCGCCAATGACAGGCGGGGGCGTGGAAGACTGGGAACGCGACTTCCTGGCGCTGCCCTTCAAGCCGGTCGCACATCCGCAGCTCGGGATCGTTCACGCCGGCTTCTACCTCGGGATGGAGCAGGCCGAGCTTGCGATCTGGTCTTGGCTGACGACCAATCAGGACCGATGGAAGCGGCTGTTCGTCATTGGACATTCCCTTGGTGCCGCGCGTGCTCGTATATTCGCCGCTCTACATTTTCTTAGCGTAGGCAAGAAAGTAGATCACCTGGCGCGGTTTGCCTCCCCGCGCGTCGGCATGGAGAGTTTTGCCGCATATGGCGCGCCTTGGCTTGAAGTTGTCTACCGAACAATGGATGATCACGGTCACGACTATGTGACCGATCTGCCCCCCGCCCCCTTTATCGATGACGAAGCGCCAAAAGACGTTCGCGTCACCCCAATGCCGCACGATGAATGGGGGCTCTTTGCCTACCACCACATGAGCCTCTATGCTGCAGGACTGTCCAATGTCGCCTGACGAGAAGAACCCTGGCATCACCGCCTGGTTCATGAGCGACAACCCCGGCGTGCGGTATCTCTCGTCGGCGATCTGCGCGATCATTATCGCCGGCTGCGTCGCGGCGCTGGTTCTTATGCTGGGCGGCTGTGCCGAGCCCTGGCAAGACCCTACCTGCGACGCGGACGGCGACTGCCGTATCTCGCTGACTGGTGGCGGCGCGTTTGCCTACGAACTGAATGACCCCGAGCACGGCCGAGGTGCTGGCTGGGCGGGGATCAAGATCAAGTTCGATAGCCCGTTATGAGATTTCACGTCCCAGGCATCGCACACACCGTCGCCCATGCGGCTTACAACTCGAACTGCGCGTTCACCGGCAAGATCATCCGCATGTGTCAGATGCTCAAGGCCGCCGGGCATACCGTATTCATGTATGGTAGCGATCGAGACTTCGTGATCTGCGATGAGCACGTGGTCTGCATCAAGGCTATCGAGCAGATGAAGGCGTTTCCCGCACACAATTGGCGCACGGATGGCTTCCCACAGAACTGGGGCGCGGAGAAAGGTAACCCGCACAACTTGGCGATGCTGTTCAACCGCCGCGTCTCCAAGGCCATCGCAAAGCGTAAGCGGCCGGGTGACTTCCTGCTTTGTCACTTCGGGTCGCACGCCGGCATCGCTGAACACCACCCCGATCTTCTGGTGGTCGAGGCAGGCATCGGCTATCCCGGTCCCTATTTCGCCCCCTTCAAGGTGTTCGAGAGCTACTCGATACTGCACGCCTATCTCGGGATGCAGAATGTTCAGTACGCCAATCTCAATAGCGCCTGGTATGACGTGGTGATCCCCAACTACTATGACCCGGACGACTTCACGTTCTCGGCCGAGAAGGATGATTACCTGCTGCACTTCGGCTGCCGGGAAGGCAAGGGCACTCACATCGCCAGGCAGATAGCGGAGGCGACCAAGCATGAGCTGGTTTGTGTTGGCGCTGGCGGTCTTCCTACTGATCGCGGGGTTGTTGGGGTTAGCGATCGGCGTGAGCTTCTTTCAAGAGCGCGAGCGGTTCTCGCGCCGTCTCTCTTCCTTGAACCGTTCTGCGGCGTCCAAGCCGAAGCCTTCCTCTCAGGAACCCCGGTGATCTCGACCGACTGGGGCGCCTTCACCGAGCACAATCATAACGATGAAACCGGCTATCGCTGCCGGACCTTCAAGGACTTCTGCGAAGCGGTCGAGAAAGTCGGTAAGCTAAGCCCAAAGGTCATCTATTATGCGCATGGTCAGCAGTTTACGATGGGCGCAGTTTGGCCAAGGTACGCTAAGTATTTTGACAACATCGTAAACCTGACCAATGGCTCCGGCGGCTGGTATGCCGGCGATCCTAGGCTATTGGATAAACAATTCCAAAATTAAAAGCGTCATTACTCAGCGTCGAATTTAATACAAACGCAAGAGTATTTTCATTATATATCTTAAATGTTGTAGTATTTTTTACTGTATAGAGCAGAACCCCTGGAGTATTTATATTAGCCGATATTATGGGTTGAGGTAAAACTGCACCACTGCGATTAGCCACTGTGTAAGGCAGACCACCAATAACCGCAACAGCGCCGCTTGCAGTTACCGGATACTGCAAAGTGCAATATGCAAATACCATATTACCAATACGAGTGTACCCTGCGTCCACTCCAGTAAAACTTAAGCTGGCGCCACTTTGGTCCGATGGCGTCCATGATCCTGTCGCGTAGTCGCTGAGATTGGCGGCCTTATCCTGCCCCCACGAATTGAGCGCACCAGCACCGCCCGAAAGAAGCACCTGGTTAGCACTCCCTGGCGCTAGGACTTGCCAAGCCGCGGCGCCGCCTTGGATTAAATCGCCCTTGGCTACCCACGCGGGGTTTGCTGGTCCAGTAGCGCCGGTGGCTCCCGAGACACCCACAACCCCGGTTGCGCCTGTGACCCCTACTACTCCGGTTGCGCCGGTGGCTCCGGTCAAACCTGTCGCGCCTGTGACCCCTACTACTCCGGTTGCGCCGGTGGCTCCGGTCAAACCTGTCGCGCCAGTAGCCCCCTGCGTGCCGATGCCGGTCGAGGAGGAGCCCGATGTCGGCGCCCCGCTGGCGTTGGCGAGCGCGTTGGACAAGTCCGACAGCGGGATGAGCCCCGGCTGTGCCGACCGCCCTGCGGCCCGGCCGATAACATAGCCACCGGGGGTCGGATCACGGATGCCGCGAACGGTGCGACGCGCGATCATTGCTGCTCTCTCAGCGCCCGCGTGCGCTCCTGCCGTTGCAGGGTGCGCTCATGCGTCGCGAGCCCCGCGGCCGCGCCCTCCGGGTCTTGGAAGAACTGGCCCGCCGGCCGGAAGCCAAGCCACCGCTCAGCCCGGTTGACGTGCGTCCCCGGCCGCAAGTCCATCTGGTTCTCGGCGGCGATCGGCGTCAGCTCCTTGAGCATATAGCGCGCCCAATTCGCGTAACCTGGCGGAAGACCCCACGCCTGAAACGGTGGCTCGTTGGCGATGTGATGCCCGATCGGGTCTTGCCCACGTATCCACGTCCTGACCATCTGCCACATTGGCGGCAACTTGTTGAGAGTTTGATCTGCCAGGTTGCCGGGGATATCCATTTGCCCGGCATCGGGCACGTTGAAGATCGACTTGTACGTCTGCGCTGCGAAACCCTCATACCCTGGCGCCAGAACGCGCTCCGGCACGGAGCCATACTTGTCGGTGTAGGTTCCACCCGTCTTCGGCAGCACCAAATCCTTCATCTGCTGAGGCAACTGCCCAGTGTGAAGGTATTGATAAATCGAGTTTGTCAACGCCATAATCATCGGGAATGCCATGAGCCAGCGAGCGCGAGCCGAGGTCAGATCACCGCCGAGCACGTCCTTGGCCCCGCCGCCGTAAGCGCGCAGGGTTCCATACTCCCAGCCCACCGATATCGTGAAAAGGTTGAGCGCCTGCTTCATCGCCCGCGGCCAGAAAAGATTATCCTGGTTCAGTTCTCCGAAGCGATCATCGATGCTGTCGGAAATCCTGCGGGCAGCTCCGCGTTGTTCCTCCAGCGTGGCAGTCGGATTACGCCGCAACCATTGCTCAAGCTCGGCCGACGCAGCCCCGGCCTTGATCTTCGGGATGGCTACATTGAATAGCGGAGCGTTAACCGCATCGAGGATGCGCTCGAACTGGTGGACTGCAAACCCGGCCGCACGCCCTGGCGCCAGCACACCGCGCTTAAGAAAGCTCTCCTCCTCGCTGCCTCCGATCCGCCGACCCTCCTCGGCGAGTGTCCAACCCAACGAATGCCGGCGAACCATCTGCATGAAGCTCGCGCCACGGGCCGCCATTTGCACATCTGGCGACGTAATGCCGGCATAACGCTGCGAGCGACCGAGTGGATTAAATCCGGCCTCGGTCAACAACTTGACGATTGGATCATCATTTCCAAGGTCAAGATATTTCTTCTGAAACGCCGCCCCGCGCGCCAGATAGTCAATAGCTCCCGGCAGCATCGAGGCGCCGTAGCCCATGCCGCGTAGTCCAGCGATCAGATCACCACGAGGGCCGACTTCTCCGATGCCGAGCGCGAGCTGCGCGACCATCGTTTCTTTGGCAGTATTGAGCGCATGGTAGCCGGAGAGTGCAAGCCGGAGTGCGGTCATCGCGTTGGAGGCTGCCTGCAGCTTTTCGTAAATCGTGCCGAACGCCGGGTTCGACCAGTCGTAGATACCGCGGCCGATCCAGTTGTTGTATGGCGCCGCAGCTCCCGGCGCTGCGTAGGCGCGCTGGAGACCTTCGCCGGCCGGCAGCACGGAGGCCGCCCCCTTGAGAGCTACCCAGCCAGGCTCCGGCGCCCCGCTGGTGCTATACTTGACGTAACCCGCCTCACGGCTCTCATCCAGAATTTTGCGGGCCGCGATGAACCGCAGCATCCCGGCCGTGTAGTGCAGCGTGTTCTCGATCGGGTCGAGAATTTTTGGCATCAGCCCGCGGTCAAGACCTTCCGAAATGGTGGGGATCGATCGCTTGTTGAGGCTGGCGCCAGAGCCCTGCCGCCCGGCGCCGAAGGTGCGCTGCGCTTCCAGCGGGTTCGTCCACAAATGCCGCACGTAGTCATCGATGAAGCTGCCCATGTCAGGGGCGTACTCCTCGATCTGCTTGCGCACGCTCTCGTGAACCACGCGGAGCGCGTCGGCCACCTGAGCAAGCGGACTATCGGGATGGAGAGTTGCCCCGACCGATCGGCCCTCCATGAAATTGTAGAGGTCCATAATGACTGGCACCGGACCCTCGGGCTTCATCGGCCCCATCCGTACCCAGCGCGCGAAATCTGGCATATGCTCATTGATCGCCGCCCGGAACTCCTCCAGCGAATTGAAGTGAGCAGCGATCTCGCGGTCGGCCATGCCACGGTAGCGACGGATCAACCCCTGTTCGTAATCCTTTGCAGCCGACTTCGCTGCGGCCTCAATCATACCCTCCGGTCCCCGCCAGAGCTGCTGTAGGCCACGCCAGGCGTCGGGCAGGCTCACGCCTGAGTGCATCTCGGTCAGCTTGCCCCATAGCGCCGTCGCAGCGTCGTAGCCCTTAGACAGCTCCTCGACCGCAGCCGGCTCTATGGTAGAGCTTTCCGGCAGAACCGGCTTCTCCCCGCGCGTAGCGCCCTGCGCGGCCTCATGTAGAACTTCATTGGGCGTGAAGGCGCGCTCACCGGGAAGCGTCTGTACGGCCTCCGCAGGCGGTTTTAACGGGTCGACGACACGAAACTGCATATCCGGCACGCGCAGCGGCGCCCCGCCCCGGCCGCCCATCTCAGCGAGGGCCGGCATAACCAGCTCTCGCATCGTCTGGTCGAGCAGATCATCCTTGATCCCAACTTCGTCGAGAAGGCCGCGCGCCGTACCCGCCAGACCAAAGAGCGTCGCCATTGGGAGACGAAATGCCGCGTCGACATACCCGAGGCCACCAACTCCCGCGATCCCAATAAGCCGGTTCACCGCCCACATCGGCGTACCTGGCGTGGTGCCTAGCTTCTCGTCGAAGCCAGTCCAGAACTTTCCCCACTCCGCTGTCGTCTTCGTCGCGATCGAGCCCTCGAACCCCTGAGCAAATCCTTCCTTGGTAGTCTGGAAGACGTGTGAGAGCACCTCGCCTAAATTGGCGCTCGGAGCCAGCACAGGTTGCGTCAACTTGTCACGAAGCTCCGGGTTCGCCTGCGCCGTGTCGAAGATCGTCTGTATCTGGTCCCCGCTGTTCGCCCATTGCTCGATCAAGTTGGCGCGTGTGTTGGCAATCGTCTGCGGCGTCACCGGAAGGTCGGCCGAGTGCGTCAGCCCAATAGCCATATCGGTAAACAGATCGGCTGACGGCAGCGTGCGCGCGATCTGTTGGCCGACCGCGACCGCGGCTGCCTGTTTCTCCGGCAAGACCGAACCGTCATTCGGATCGCCGGTCTGCTGCGCCAGTATGCCGGTATAGCGCTGCGCGAAGTCGTCGGCGCCCTGCGTGTGGCCATCGATCAATGCCTGCGCGTAATCGATCCGCATGTCAGAGCCGCCGAAATCTTGCGGCGGGGTCGCATCCGGCTTCAGCACATCGGCGATCGTCGGGTCAGCAGCCAACCGCCCGCTCCATTGCCCCTCCGTGCGATCGTGAAACGGCTGCGGGTCGGGCCACCCGAGATGATCGTCGATCTCCCGTGGTGAATAGCCCGCCTGGTCGCCGGCCAGGTGCATCGAGGCTTCGTAATCGTGGATAGCATCCCAATCGTGCCCGACGTAGCGCGCGGTCGCCTGCACGTCATGCGCCGGCACCGACGGAGGTGGAACGATCGTAGCTCCACCGGGGATCAGGTCGTCAGCCATTACTCATCCCCAGTCGGCGGCGTCGTCTGATCTGGCCCGTAGCCCGTCATAGAGCTCCACACCCGGCTTAGCATCCCCGGTTTTATCTGATCGAGCGGCGGCTGCGCTCGGCGGAAGATCATGCCTGCGGCGTTGCGCCACTCGACGCCACCGGGGTTCGCCGGGTCACCCTTGAGATGACTGGAGACCACCTGAACCTGCAGCACGCCATTATTCATTCGCGGCGCCGCCCCGGTCACAAAGCCAACATGACCGGTATAGCCTGCGGCCGGTGTATAGAACACGTCACCCTTCTGCACGTTCGATGCGCTAATTGGGAACCCCCACGTCTTAAAGCTCTCGGCGCGCTGATCGCCCGTCCCGGTAATCCCCACTTCTTTCAAAGTCGCATTGACCAACGCCGCGCACCAAGCCGTGTCCTTCACGTCGACGCCCGTTACGCCATTCTTGCGCAAGATATCGTTGATCGCGTCGTCATCATCGCCACGCTGCTTCATCGTGGTGATCTGCACAGCGCGGTCGACCGCGGAAGAAAGCTGAGCACGGATCGCCGTCAGCGGCGCCGCTTCTTGCGCCGGGTGGATCGCGTTGGCGCTCAACTGCTCTTGGGTCGCAAAGCCGATAAAATCCTTGCTCTCAGGGTCGAGCAGTTCCTTGGCCGGAATACCGGAACGCAGCCCGGTAAGGAATTGCTGGGTCTTCTGCTGCTTGAACTCGTAGTAGTTTTGCGGGTTCGTGACACCAGGTGTGCTACCTGACTTGAGGAACTCGTCGAGCTGCTTCATCTCGTCGGCGCGCTGCGGGTTCTTGGCAAGCTCATCGACGCCCGTGCGGAACATCTGCGCGTCTTTATCGCTCAACTGCCCGTCGATCTGTGCCTGCACGATTTGCGGCACCGTCAATTGCTTGGGATCATCGGGGCCAAGGAACATCCGCTGGCGGAAATCTTCCCGAACTGTCGGATTAGTCAGCGTCGGCGACCCGCCATCGAGCTGTAGCTGCGTCCGATTAGCGAGGCCGAGCATCGTGTTCAGCATCCCCGGCTCCGCGCCAGGCATGTGCGCGATCTGCCCGAACCGCTGATAAGCCTCCGGCCCAATCGTCGGATGGCCCTGCGCATCGGTCGTCTTGGAAATCCAGTCGGAGGCAGCGGCGTCGAAGTTCTGCCGGTTGATCCGGTCATTCTCAGCCCGATCCGCGCGTTGCTGCGCGATCGTCATTTTGGTCTGCACCTCAGCGGATTTCTGCAGCTCGACCGTCTGAGCGCCGGTCAGCCAATCCGGGTGCTTGGCCAGCACGTCATTGAGCCTGGCGATCCCTGATGTCGGCTCCCGCTCGATCGCCGACTTGATCCCCGCGAAGACGATCGACTGCGTACCTTTCTGACCAAACTCGTCGAGCTTTGCCCGCTGCTCGGCATCAAGGCGCGGGTTCTGCTTCAGCCCTTCGATCCCCGAGAGCCAGGTATCGATACCCTGCTGGATCGTGCCAGGTTCCTTGACCGCGTTGTTCGAGAGCAGGTTCAGCGTCTTGTCGGCATTGATGATCGCCGCGGCGCCGGCCGCGATCGTCCCGTCGCTGGCGATGCGCTCGATGGCCCGGCCCTCGTACTGGCCGTAGGCTTCCTCGGCCCACTTGCGCGAGGCCGGGGTGGTGAACTTGCTGAGGAACGTCTCGCGGTCGGGCTCCAGCGCATCCGTGACGAATTGCTGACCGATCGCCGCCACATCGTTCGGATCGGCCTTGGCTGTCGCCTGGTGGAGCTGGTCGACATGGCTCGTCTGTATCTGCGCGATCAGCAGATGGCCTTGGCCGATTTCCTTGGCCGTCTGATCGTCCTCGCGCTTTTTCAGGTACTCGTCAACTTGGCGGCCGGCCATGCCGAGGGCGCCAGCTATCGCGTCACCGCCCTCGCGCAACAGTGGCCCAACCCGGCGCGCGGCCGAGATATCGCTCTCCGTGCCGATGTTGCCGGGAAGCTGCGGCGGCGTCGTGTCAGAATAGACCGGAAGCGTAGCCATTACGCCATCATCGAAGCAATTTGGGCAACCCCGGTTATACCCTTGATAATGCCTCCGGTGATCGCCCCGGAGGCCGCGGTTCTCGCTGCGCTGGCTTGCATTTCAGCCGCGTGCGCCTGCTCGTCAAACTGGTCAACCTTCAGCTCGGTCGAATACATGATGTTCTGGTTTGCCTGGTGGCCCTGCATCGCACTCTCGCGCAGGATATCGCCGACACTGCCACTCTCGGCCAGGCCGTTGCTGGCAGCTCCGGCGCGCGTCGCGCTCTCGCTCAGTCCGACCTTCCGCTGCAACTGAAACTCCTCGATCTTGCCGACTTCACCGGCCGCCATCGCCGAATTGCGCGCGCTGGACGCGCCCATCTCATAGAGATTGGCCTCGGCGTCATATGCCTTCGCCTGCTGGAAACCTTGGAATAAGCCGCCAAAATCTCCAGCCGCGGTGCCGAGCGAAGTCAGCGTGGACGCGCTCGGCATCCAGCTAGAGCCGGCGCCGCTACCGGGGTTTACATCACCGCCATTGCCTTCCAGCGCATCCCACGACACTACTGGCGCTCCTCAGTCTTGCCGAAGCCACTCACCGCGGCGATCGTCGCAGGATACGGCCTTGTCATCTGCCACGCAATACCACCCTCGATCGTATAGGTGGCGTCGAGAACGTCTTCATGCCACCCCGTTTTCATCTGCACGGTCGAAAGCCGGGTCTGATCTTCCGGCGACACTTGGAAAATCACCGGCTGCTGATGATCGAAGCTCCCACCAATCGTCAGCCCGGCCGTCGCGACGGCCGAAGCGCCAATGGTGTTGACCACCAGCAGTGTGTAGGCGTGCTCGCGTTTGGTCATGCCGAGCGCCGGCCCCGTCGTCGTCCGGCTATCTTCCTGCGCAAGCGATGGCAGCCGGCGACCCTGCGACGTAAAAGTCGCACCTACGGCGCACGGTACGTTCACGCGCGTCAGCACTCCGCCGATCGTCACGTCGATCGGCGCCGTATAGAGCCAACCGCCGGTATTGCTGACCCCCTGCAGATATGCCTCGGTCAGCAACCCGTCAGGATCGGAGCCATACGGGATCGTGATCGAGCCCGTCGCCGAGACGACGTGATCCCCACAGTCAAGTCCGGCGATCCAAGCCGTCACCGTTTTGCCAGCATAGTCCGCGAGCCCATAGAACGTGATCGTCGACGTACCCGCATCGGTGCCTGATGGGAGCATCGCGCCATCGATATGCATCGCCGCCGGTAACAGAAAACCTTCTTCGAACACCGACGCCATGAACTGCAGATCACGGTAGCCGGTGATCGGGTCTTTGGTCATCGCCACCAGGCAGTCGATCGTGCCTGCCGGGTTCGGCCCCGTGCAGATACTTTCGATCGCATTGCCGAAGCCGTGGCTGTGCTCGTGCCAGGCGGTGAACAACGGCGGTTCCGCGGCGAACTGCGAGACGCGCCGGTAGGTACAGCCGACCAAAGCGTTATCGTTGCGCCGCGCCCACACGATCGGCGTGCGCTCTTCCTGGTACTTGATCTCGGCAATCCCCGCCTGCGCCAGGTGGCCGGAATACTCGTTGAGATGCCGGGCCGTCAGCGCCCGAGTGAAGGCGTCGGCGAAATATTCCATCACCCGCCGGCCGAACAACTGGACAAAGAGGATCACCGCACCGATCCGCAGCGGCTCCGCCAGCGATGACTTGAATTTGGTATTCTTGTGAACCTGAACCGTCGTCGGCGCCAGGGGGTCATTGAGCGCCGAAGCGTTGATAAGAAACTCGCCGCCGGCCGTGCCCGCCGTAACCCCGATCGCATTTGGTGCAAACCACTGCGTCGTATTGATCTCGTCATCGTTCGAGACCATCGCGATAGCGTTGGCGTCGCCAACGTTCCCAAGCCGGTCGGTCGGCGAGAAAGCGTTTGCCGGCACGATACCTCCAGCCGTCGCAACCTTCTGCATATCGAGGCTGTCGGCAACGCTGGCATCATCCCGGTTCGGCGTCGTGCCGCCGAGGAACAGCCGCCCTTCATGGTAACTCCCACAGGCCGGATATGATCCTGGCCCGTAGAGCCCGAGCTGCCAGATGTCGGCCGTCAGATAGTAGTTTCCGGGATAGGACACCACGCTGAGAAGATACGTTATCGCAACCTGCGTGCCGCTGTTGACCGCCGTAATCACCGCGTAGTTCCAGTTGCCGGCATAGGGCGCCGGCTGCCAGGGAACCACCGTGTAGGTCTTGCCGCTGTCGTTGACGATGTAGGACTGCCCTGGCGGCACGCCCTGCGATTGGTGGCTCGTGTCGAAAGAGCTGTCCTGATAGAACCAGAACGAGCCACCAAACGTCACGTAGCGATTGCCCGCCCCCGGCGGCGTGAGCGTTCCGTAATCTAGCGTCTGGTCCCAGGCCGGCGGCTGCGAAAACAGCCGGAGGAGCTTGCCGACATCGGCGCTGGTGAATGTGTAGGAACCGTCAGAGAGCGTAAAAGTCGAGGTAGAGCTGCCAGTCCACGACCCCACCACGCCGCTGCTGACCCCCTGCTGGCTCTCCGCAGAGCCCAGGAACGGGTCGAGGTATGGGCCATCCCACGCCTGAATGCCCGCCCCACTCGTCAGTGTGAACCCAGCCCCACCCCAGTAAAGTGCCTGCGGCGTGTAGTTCTTATGCAACAGCAGTGCCAGGCTGTCAGCCTTAACCACGCGCACCGCCTGTAGATCGGCGAGCGACGTGTAAGGCAGCGGGATTTGCGTAATATGGAAGACGCTATCGGCCGCCGAGTTCACATAATTGAGTGCTGCGCCGTTGATTGAGGAACCCGTCACGCCATCGGTGAGCGAATAGTGCGTACTATCGATCCGGGTCAAAGTTAAGAGGCGAGGAGCTCCGAGCCCTGCCGCCGGGCCGATCGCCGACGCCTGGTCAAACTGAATGAAAACCTGATCGCCGGTCGACCATGTTTCCGCGGTGCCAATCTGCATGACGGCCGGCGTCGCGGTTGAGATCGCGAGGATCGTC